GAGCGACATAATAGACAGGATTGGCAATGAGGAACTGGACTTTCTCTCTTGTGCGGAGGAATGGGAAGGCGGCATCGTTACCAATCCGCCGTATAAATACGCGCAGCGTTTCGTGGAGAAGGCTCTTGAGTGTGTCGGCGATGGCCGCAAGGTTGCCATGCTGCTGAAGCTGACGTTTTTAGAGGGTCAGGAGCGCAGAAAGCTGTTTGAGAGGACGCCGCCGAGCAGGATATGGGTGTTCTCGAAGAGGGTGAGCTGCGCGAAGAACGGCGACTTTGAGAGGTACGGGAACGGAGCTGTATGCTACGCTTGGTTTGTATTTGAAAAAGGATTTAATGGAACACCAACTATACATTGGATATAAAACAAATAATTATGAAAAAGTACATCGGAACAAAACAGATTGAAGCCGAACCTATGACTATGGGCGAGGCTTACGAGAAAGGATTGCTGCAAGCAGGCCGAGTGCCTAACGAAAACGAGAAGTCAAACGCTGGTTATCATGTCCGCTATCAAGACGGTTATGAAAGCTGGTCGCCTGCTGAACCGTTTGACAAAGCGTACAAGCGCGCTGACACGTTTCTTGACCGTCTTTATATCGAGCGTACGGAACTGCATGACAAGCTCACTAAGCTACGTTCGTTCATAGAGTCTCCGAAATTCTTGGAGACGGTTACTGATGAGTACCAAAGGAAGCTGCTTTCTAAGCAGGAGGGTATTATGCAAGGCTACCTTGATGTACTTGACGAGCGTATGAGCCAGCTTTCTAACAAACCAGCCTGACGTGGAAGTAAAATTAAGGCGGTGTGGGCTTTGAGCTTGCATCGTTCTTATTAAATCGGAATGGCGATAAAGCTACATATATGCAAGCAGCCGTTTGAGCGGAAGCCGAGCCGCAGGTGCCATTATAACAAGCGCGGCGTGGCGAAGCGCGGCTTTCGGAGCAAGGACGAGGCCGAGGCGTTTATAGAGGCCAAGGGGCTGCAAGGGTATGGGATTTACCAATGCAAGGTATGTTCGATGTATCATATAGGGAAACAAACGACAAACAAATGATATTGCTTATGAAAGAAGGATTATGGAACAAATTTAAGTGGTGTGTAAAGGAAAAAGTATGAAGAAAGGCTATTATGAATACGACCCGGTGATATATCCGAGAAAGCTGTGGGTGATGCCACAGGCCACAGGGGCGGAGATACAGAGTTGCTTCACGGAGCATGACGGAGATGAGATTAAATGGGATGACAAGGACTGTTTTGCAACGACTTTTACAGAAGTATGTTCGAAAGCGGACGGCAAGTATGGCGAACTGGTGGTTTTCAAAGGCAAGACAAACATGACAATGGGTAATATCTGCCATGAGGCTTCACACGTACTTGACGCTTTTATGAACGTATTGCCATTGGCACGAGAATATAGAGGGCACAACGAACATTTGTCTTACCTGTTGCAATGGATTGGCGATTGCATAAACAGGGCGAGGCTCGGAAAAGGAGAGTTTGTTGAGATTAAGGTCGATAAAGGCAAGGCTGACGGGAATAATAAGAAAAATGAGGTCAATGAGCAGAATACACTGTAAAAACACTATACAACACAAAATACTGACGAATGGATAGCGGAAGAGTTTATATAGGGATAGACCCTGGAAGTGCAGGGTTCATAGCCGTAATGTATGCGAACGGGATGAAAGACTTCCTTTCGATAAAGGATGCCGGATATGCAAAGATTGTGGACTTTCTTAAAGGTATAATTTTTGCAAGCGACTGTAACGTCGTATGCTGTATGGAAGAAGTACATGCAATATTAGGCTCGTCTGCAAAATCTACATTCGCATTTGGAAAAATCAATGGAATACTTATAGGGATTCTTACAGCATTGGGTATTCCATACCATCTTGTTCAGCCTAAGATATGGCAGGGTGAGATATGGATTAATCAAGATAAGGAGTATAAGTCGAAATGTACAAACGGGAAGACCCTCAGGAGGATTGATACAAAAAAAACCTCGCTGAACGCGGGAAAGCGTCTTTTCCCCCGCATAGACTTCCGTAGGACAGAGAAATGCAAGGACGATGACGACAACAAGTGCGACGCCTTGCTGATATGTGAGTATGGGAGGAGAAAGGGATTGTAATTTTAGGGAAATCCTCTTATTCCGTACCTAAGTTCCAATAGAGGACGAAGAGCAAGCGGCAGAAGTCGCAGTACTTCATGCCGTCCGCTTTTTCTATCAATATGTCAATATCTTTCTTCATAAAGTTTTCTCCTGCAATGCTCACAAAGGAACTTCCGGGCAACGGGAAACATCCTCTGCCCTATTTCCCCGCTTAAATACTGTTGCTCTTCACCATAAGGGTCAAGACCGAAGGCGACAGATATATGTTTGATGAGATGCCCTTTCTCATGGTCGAGTGAGTTCTGGAACTGCGCGGCTGATGATGTTAGACCGATAACCATGATGCTCTCATGCGTGATTCGGTTGGAATATGTAAGTCCGGTATCAAGTTCTCCGCGTCTGAGACTCATATAAGCATCACGCAACTCACATCCCCCACAACCGACGCGCATGAGGTCATTCACTATGACATCAGTCCAATAAGTCGTCACAGCATAGTATACCCTAATCCTCCAGTCATAGTCTGGCAAACCGAAATCCTGTACAATCATAATACATCTTCCCATTCGACAGGAGTCCCGTTTCCGATACAGTCAGCAAGATAGCGTGTAAGAGCCACGCCGTCGTAACCATCGGTATCGTCCAGATAATCTTTCACGAACAACGCCAGATGAGCCTCGTCTACAACAGAGCTTTTAAAATAATCAGCCTTTGCCATATGCCATACATAGACGGCATCATAACCCTTACAATTATCAATATTCAAGTTATATTTTTTCAACAGGTCTTCCACTGTTTCCTTGGAAGTCATCTCCAACGGCTCTTTCTTGCCTGTGGCCTTGTTGAGTGTGCGCATGCCCTTTATGGCGCATTCACAGAGCTTTCTTGAAAAATGCCAACCGTACTGAGAAAGATACCGCCTCATCCCTTCCGGCATCTTATCATATGTGTCAAGTCTTTGCATAATCATTTATTTTAAGAATGAAAAATGAAGAGTGAAGATTTCATTTCCTCACTCTTCGTCCTGTTTTTAATAGAACTGTCCGTTAGCCCTGCGGTGACGTCGTTCGCCCATGTCATCAGACCACGTATCCTCAGGCTGGTAACCCGACATACGATTGCCGTATGACCCACCGCCATAAGAACGTCCGTTACGGAAGCCCATATCTTCATGAGCCTCCATCATTGCCTTCTTGTAACCATGGCGGCAGCCATCCTCAAATCCTTGTCTGTATGCCTGCTCAGACTCACCGCCTCTCATTCCGAAGTCGCGACCGTATCCGTCACGTCCTTCCTCCATTATTGTCCACATTCCCATAGTTTATTTATTTTTGCGGTGTATCGGAAACTCCGAGCTGTTCCATCAGCTGCCTGTTCTGCTCGGCAAGCATGTTCATACTTTTCACTATGGTATTCATCTGCTCCTTCATGCCTCTAATCTCTTCATCCTGCTTACGCTTGGCAGCTATTTCAGGATTAAGGTCATTCAGCATCTTGTCACAGCATGCCATGACATTCTTGTGATAATCTGTACTGCTAAGAATATCCATACTCTTTTGTCTCATCATGGACACCTCACTGTTAATCGCGTCTTTTGAGCATGATACCACTACCGTACCGTTGTCGTCTATGTCGGCGTTAGCTTTCAAGTCCTTAAGCGGGACTACCTGTCCGCCTATGTTCACCATAATGTCCACCACCATCTCCATCTGCGGGAATGTCCCCATAGGAGCCGGAGACACCGGATATTTTGGCTTGGGAGCTGTAACGCTTGACACTGTACCATATTCTAAATATGGATTGCCGTCCTTATGCAGTATGAACAACTGCGAATTTTCTCGTAGATTCTGAAACATCCTTGTGTTGCTTTAATATTGTTATTTTCTGAATTTGTCAAAGTCTGCCGCAGCCGCTTCCTGTGTAGCTGCCGCAGCAGCAGCCTGTCTGTAACCTGCGTTCACGAGATACAGCTCGTTGGTGTAGCGGTTGTAGTGGATTTCGTAGATGCCCGCCCCGGTGATGTTGGCCACCGTCACGGGCGTGCCCTCGGTTTCCATAAGGGGGAGCGACACTCCGTTGGAGCTGATGTTGACGGGCAGCGTTGTGGTCGTTCCCGTAGGGATGGCCGTGCGTAGGTTGAGGTAGAACGAGCCTACGTAGTTGCGCCTGTAGAGCGAGTGCGCGGGCAGTTCTATCGTAACCGCGTCGGTGCCGACGGTGACCCCTGCGCTCGGTATGGTGTTGTAGTTGTTTCGCCCGAGCGCGGGGAAGTTGAAAGGAAGTCCTAAGAAAAATTCCCACATGGTAGCCTCCTTTCCTTGCTTAGTTCCAAAACGTCGGCGTGTATCCGCATCCATAACCTGCGTACTGGCCTGCGGCGGCACCCACTGCGGCAGCCTTGTATAAGTCTGTGTTTACACCGACTATATTAGGCCATTGTACAGGTACTGTGTTGGGCAACTTGCATTTGATACCGTCGACGTCGCTCTGGAGTGCCTGCAGTCCTGCTGCCAAGGGTGCGATTTGCTGACCTACGGCATTGAGGATTGTAGCGTTTTGGTTGCGCTGCGAGATTTCGCTTTGCAAGGTTGCCTTCTCCGCCGTGAGGGCTGCGATTTTGTCCTGCAACGCCTGGTTCTGCATTGCGTCGAGCTTCGCGAGTATGGCGTTGGTGTTGGCCGTTGCGCCGTCACGGAGCGAGAGGGCGTTGTTGTTCGCGGTGTCTACGAGCGTGTGCGTCTGCTCGCATGTTGCCAGGCGGCTTTCGTAGCCCTGACGCTCCACTGCCTGAAGGATGTTGCAGCAGCAGGTTGACAGCTGGTTTACGATACCGTTGTCACCGCTCTGAATGGCGTTGATAATCTGTGTTCCGGTCAGTCCAATGCTGTTCTGGATGTTGCACAGTGCACTCTCGATTTGCTGGCTCGAGCAGTTGAGCGTTGACGCGATTTGGTTGATTGCACTCGCGTTGCCTTGGATTGCTTGCATCAGCAGTTCGCGTCCCGCGTTGCCTGCGAGTTCCGCTGGCAGTCCGTTGCCGCCACGTGAGCCGAAACCTCCGAAGCCTCCGTTGTTCCACCCGAAGATACTTGCAACGATTGCAAGATAAATCACTCCCCAGATTCCGTTTTGCCCACCGAAGCCACCGTTGCCATTCATCAGTGCCAGCACACCAGGGTCAATTCCCCTATTCAGCATTCCGGGAAGCATGGCATTGATGTCATAACGCGCGCCTCCGGAGTTGCCGTCACTGTTAAAAACATAAGTTCTTTCCATAAAGTTCAGATTGTTTGTTGTGTTGTTGCGGTCAATGTTAACCGTGCAGCAAAGTTCGCAAAAACCTAAACCTAAATGAAAAGTTACTTACCGATAAAAACACAACAAATACCTTAAAAACGGTAATTATTAAATACTATTTTTTTGTTGGTTTTGTGTGGTTAAGGATAAATGCTATAGTTTGCCGTCCCAGTCCAATTTTTTCGCTTATCCGTTCATAAATATATTGCTTTGAGACAACTGTTGACACATTGCCAAGCTCTAAACATAAATCGTGATACAGCTTATGAACATTGTTATCACGAATTATTGTACTTTCTCGTCTATTCTTCCCTGAAAATCTTGTCATATCAAAAAAATTTTTTAAATTTGCAGATGCCAAACAAATCTTATTTAAATAATAATGCCTATAGTAGGTCGGAGTCATACGCCTCGGCACTTCTACGGTAGGCATTATCGTATTATAAGGTTTGTTTGGCGACAAAACTTTCAGGTGCCGGGGCTTTTTATACTCTTGCCCGGCGTATGAATATAGAGTCTACATGAAAACCTTTAATCCTCTGCCGCCTTTTGGATGTCCCGCAGCAAAGGCTTGGTTCCACATATCAGTCATTATAGATAACATGCTTCTTAAATATCCTGCCTGTTCGCGCAGTATGGTAACCATCGGATTGTCAGTTGAGGACATGTCTATGGACTGACTGCCCGACATCAAGGCTCGAATGGCAGCTATGTCCTCAGTCTGTTTTGCGACAAAGAAGCGTATTGAGTTAAGCAAAGCTTCAAGGGCTTCAGCCGTTTGTTCCGTTATGCCTTGTATACCCTGCTGCAGGGCTGAAAGACTTGATTCAGAATCCGCACCGGCACCAAACTCAAACCCGAGAGTATCTGCAATTGATTTCATGGCTTCGTCAAACGCTTTAAGCGTTTCTGGAGATTCCTCACGTATTTTCTCCAATGATTGTCTCAGACTTTGCAATGAAGACGATGAACCGTCATAATTCACGAGTGCATCGTCAAGAGGCTTCAGCAAACTGTTAATAATATTGTCAGCCACACGATAGCTGACTTGTTTTTTTAACAAATTATCAAAGACCTCATCCAATTGGCTTTCAAGTGCAACGAGCGTATCAGAACCTTCATTGAATGCGTCCACCCATGCATCCGCAAAAGCTTGTGCCGCAGATTTATAATTTGCCTTTGAGCCGAATCCTCCAATTTCCTCCTGTAATGTGTCTTGTGCCTTTTTTATTGCCTTTTCATTTTCCTCTATCTGTTCCCGCCACTCCTTTATGCGGTCCTTATCCTTTTTCTTCTTGTCCTCCTCCGCCGCAATCATAGCACGTAGGTTGGCGTTTTGCATCTCGAGATTATCCTTCAGCTTCTCTGTGTATTTATCAAGTTCTGTAATGCTCCATGCATCAGACTGTTCTTGTTCAAGGTTTTCATAGGCATGTTGGAGGCTCTCGACCTGCTCTGTCAGTCTTTTTATCTGACGTTCTTTTTTCTTGTCTCCGATATTGAATAATGAGCCTATGGTCTTAGTAATACCGCCAATGGTACTTACCCATGCCGAGGGGTTGAGCAATCCACCTGGCGCGACAAGTTGCCCTATGCCGCTGGCAGTCTGTCCCAATCCTCCTGCAATATCAGAAATGCTCTCGATTGTGTCACGGATGCCGTCAGACATTGTGCCGAAAACGTTTTCAAGGTTGGCGGATATTTCGGTTACTCCTGATGAAATGGCACCGAACCATAAACCGATATACTCAAACTGCCCTCCAAGAGTTTTGAGTATTCTTTGCCACTTATTGAGTTCTTTCGTGACATTGGCAACGTTTTTCTCCTGCTTATTAACCTTTTTATTTATTTCGTCGTATTGCCTTTTCGCGTCATTTATCTCATTATTGAGTTTTGTCCCAGCATCACCTCGCTTGTCACTGTCGGAGAGTTTTGCATATGCCTCGTTTAACTTGTTGACGTGTTCAGCCGCTTCATCGAGTTTGTCTTCAAGTTCTTCAAGTTTTTGCTTCTCAACATCATATGTTTTTTCAAGTTCTTTTATACTTTTTGAAGCATTGGAAAATTGATTGAGATTTTTACCAAAATCTTTCAACGGATTGCGTTCCAGTATCTCATCGTCGATTTTGTTTATCTGTTCCTGAATGGCTTTAAGCTGTTCAGGGGACAGACCTTTCAGAGAACTTTTAAGGGCTTCAAGCTTCTCTCTCATGCGCTCCAACATGTGCGAGGACACATTGTCGAGATTGTTGAACATCTCAATGTATGTTTCGGTATTCTTAAACTGCTCCCATTCAAGATTTGCTGCTTTTTCTGCTTTTTGCCTGTCAAGGGCTTGTATATATTCTTCACGTTGCTCTGGCGTAAACTTCAGCTCTTTATTCTCAATTTTTGCGCGCTCATTGATATACCACAGGTCAAGTTTCAGGCGTTCGTCAAGCTGTTTGCCGTAATCCTTTAGGATGTCCTGAGTCTGTGCAAGGTTGAAATCGTTGATTTTCTTCGTGAGCTTATCGAACTGCTCTTCTTTCTGCTTAGTCCAATCCCCGCCCTGCTTGTCGGCATACAGGGAATCAAGCTGTTTCCTCGCATCCTCAAAACTTATTGTCAGATTGCCGAACATACGCTGTATTGCACCGTCGTCAAGCCCTTGCTCCTTCAGCTTTCTAAAGAGGTCGAGATTGGAGAATATGCGGTCAGCTTCCTTCTCGGCACCATCAAGCTGCTTTTTCAATTCGTCAGAGTCGATTTCTATCTCATACTTGCTTATCAGCTTCATCACCTCAGCCTTTTTCTTGAAGTCCGTTATCGTTGGCAAAAGCTGATTCAAGGCTTTTATCATACCTTCTTTAGTCGGCACGAACGAGTCTATGATACTCTTGTCCATCTTCACATACTGAAGGTCGTCACGGTATTCTTCCAGGACTCTCTTTGCCGCGTTTTCATCGCTAATCATAGGCGTCAGTTTCTCATACACCTCCATCATCTCTTTCAGAAGAGAAATCTGCTCCTGAAGGATGTCACGCTGCTGCTTGGCGGCAGACTTGGCACTCTTGGCATTTTCTTTAGAAAAAGGGTCAACACCAAGACTTTCAGACGTTTCAGTCGCGGCTTTCTTGTATTCAGCGATTACGTCTTTTAATGTCGAAACATCTATTGTTTCTCCACTTAGCCTTATATCTCCAGCCTTAAACAATTTTCTTATAGAGTCATCAACCTTAATTTGCTTGACATTCTTACCAACAGCCGATATTCGTCTTTCAAGCTCTTGCCAGTTCTTAGCCGCTTTCGCTGCGTCGTCACCCTTCTTAAGAAATTCGCTAAGAGCCTTTCCATCCGTGACTTCCTTTACAACAAGGCTGACTCCGTACTTTTTCTTGGCAAAGAAATTCGAGAGGTAGTCATCAACCCACGATACCTCCTGCTCCATAGTGTCCTTGTTTATCTTGACATTGATTCCAAAATGTCTGTAAGCCAACTCCCGGTCATATTGGCTCCAATCCTCTTCAGCTGCGACCTTATCAATAGCGGCTTTTATCTTAATCGGGTCGTTTTTGTATTTATCACGCAAGTCCCCGAACACTTTCTCGTACTCTTTCTCCAACGCAGCCCCGGCTTTCTCTACAGAATTGTAGGTGTCCACAATGTCTACCATCCCCTCCACTCCGTCCAGCCATCCTGGAGTTGCATAAATATTTCCTCCTAAATGCACATTCATTTGCTGCAAGGCTGCTGCCATTCGCCGCATATAATCAAGGTTCGATTCGCCGGCTTTCTGCCCTGCCCTTATCTCGTCAAAATATTTCTTTGTGGCTGCCGTTGCCTTGTCATAATTGGCATTCACTATAGCAACGGCTGTTTCTATTTTGGACGATTGTGAAAGAAAGTCAAGAACAGCGTTTTTGTAATCTTCACGGTCATCGTCAATTCCATCAAAGACCAATTTGCTGTTACTCTCGGCATAGTTCCGCCTGATTATCTCCAGTTCATCAACGAAATCCTTATATTTCTTCTCTACACTGTCAAACGTCTTGTTTAAATCCTCATCTTTTACCTCCTCCACGTTTATCTTTAATACCAGACCGTCTTTCGCCGCGCTGTCAATGAGCCTTTGCAGGGCAATCCTACGTTTGTCAATGTTTTTCTGCAAATCCTTTGTGTCAGCGGTTGTTGCCGTATCCGCGAGGTCATTATAAGCACTTGATATTTTCCTTATTTCTTCTCTTGTCTTTATGGTATCTTCCTGCGCCTCCTTGACTTTTTTATTATAATCGCTCCATTTACCTATTGCGGTTGTTATCAATTCGATGGCAGCAAAAATTCCGAGTCCGACAAGAGATGTTTTTGCGATTGTCCCAAAAGATTTTACAGCATTTCCCATGCTGGTGAAAGCGTTGACAAACAAGGCTTTGTAACGCGCGAGACCTTTTGTGTCTGCTTGTGTAAAAGCGATTCCCAACGTCGAGTTCAGGAACATTGAACGTGCTTTGATTGTAAGAAGTATGGCTGCAAGTGCCTTGCCGACGTCCACAAGTTCCTCCCAATGTTCAAGCAATGCCGTCGCTCCATCTATCGCACTCTTCAAGAGACCTTCGTTTGCCTTGCCTATGGAATTTAACATGACATCAAGAGAGTCCTGGAAATTGCTTATCTTGCCCTGCAAGGTTTCAGCCTGTATCTCCTGCATGTTGAAGAAGATGCCTCCGTCACTTGTCATTCTCTCAAAGACAGCTTCCACGTCTTGGAACGTCACCATGCGCTTGCTTATCATGTCAACAATTTGCGCTGTGGTATATGCCTCACCTTTGACCTCCTGAAAATAACGTTGCAGTTCCCCGTACATATTCACACCTGCCTCCGTGAACTGGCGTACTTCCGAACCGCGCAGATATGCGGCAGCCTTTACCTGTCCGTAAGCAAGAATAAGTCTCTGCATATCCACGCCAAGACCTGCAGAGACATCAGCAAGGCGTTTGGTGGTATCAAACAGTTTGTCTGATTCTATACGGTAGGCGGCAAGCTGCCGTGTATACTGAACCAAGTCCTTTATGCGAAAAGGCGATTTAACGGCAAGTTCAACCGTCTTGGCAAAAATTTCGTCAGCCTGTGTCTTGTTTTGCAGTATCGCTTCAAGTGAGCGTTGTGACATCTCGAACTCCCCACGTACCGTAGCGACATTTGCAATATATCCACGTATCTGCGACACTGAGAACAGGAGCGCAAACGACCGTGACAGCTGCCCGGTTATATCGAACAGACGACGATGCTCGTTCACAAGGTTTTTGCTTCCCGCTATAGCCTCGTTGTTTGCGGCATTCAACTGCTTGATACGGTCATTAAGGGTACGAAGCTTGGATGCATACTCACTGTCTGTGGCAGACAGTGCTGCGCGAGCCTCCTGCAAGTATTTAATGGCTTGGGTACGTCGGTTTATCGTATTTGCGTCCTCAGCAAAACTTAACGCTCCCGCATATGTGGTATTACGGGCATAGTTCTGTTGCTGGTATATTTTAGATTGGGCTTTTGCCGCTTTTTCCTCCGACCTGGCTCTCTTCTCGGCTTCTTTTGCCGCAGCAGCAGACGACCGTTCCATATCGCGGTAATATTCTGACATTTTCCTCAAAATGTCAGACTGTCGCATGTCCGCGAGCGTCTGCCCTTTCATGTCATTTACGTTGGCTGAACTCCTCCGTAGCTGTTTATAGGCAGCGTCAAGAGCAGTGATTTGTCGCATAAGCGCATCAGCAGTCTTGGATGCTTCATTAAGTCCCTTTTGCCCAAATTCGACATTGTCCTTTTTACCTGTAGATATATACTTCCAATACAGCTCCAGCTCTACGCGGGTATCTTTTAATTTTTTCCATAGAGCATCTAATGTAACACTGATGTTCTTCAGTCCGGGATCGCCTTGTCTGTCTCTTGTAGCAGATGTGAGCCTCTCTATGTTTTCCGCTGCTCTCACTATACTTGTGTTCAGCTTCTCCGCCTGCGTTGCCGCATTTCCGAATTTCGCCCCGCTCATGGCATTAAATGCCGCAGAGGCGTTGACCGACGATTTCTCCACTTCCTTCAGCTTTTGTATGACAGCGTCAAGCACCGAGGAAAAACGGGTTGTCCCATTTACCATTTTACCAAAAGACCTTCCGGAAATATCACCGGTATCATAAATCCTCTTTTGTAATTTTGCCAACCTTTCATCAGCATCTTTAAATGAGTCAAGTACGCTTTCAGGTATTACAAGTGCGCTTCCAATTTCTCCGCTCATAAATATGTCTCTTTTTATTGATTATCAAATTATTGGGAAACCGAGGTCACTAAGGTTTTTCAGGTCATCAGCACTCTCGATGTTTATAGTATGCTGGCTGCTGTCGCCTTTGTCCATATATTCCACATGAGAGAAATCAAGAGATGCAAGCCGTATCTGCGGTACAGTCATACTCCATAAATATTCTTCACGCGAACACCACGGGTTGGCACGTAGGAAATCAATCATTTGCCCCCATTCCGTGCGTGACGGGATGATTCTTGTTCCTCCTCCGTCATCTTTCTTCCGAGCGTCGTCTCTCTCAACGTCTGAACCGCATTGGTATTCGCGAAGAAAAAATCCACTTCCATAAGCTTTATAATCTCGAAAAGCAATTCAGCCCAATCCCTTTGCCTGTAATCTCCCCAAAGAAGCGTGTCGTAGACCTTATTGTATTCGTCGCTGTTGATTCTATCCTTATCGTTGAGCAGTGCTATTGTGAGTATACGCGCGACCGACGGGATATTTCCTGCCATTTCCTTTATCACGTCACCCATTGACATCTTTTCTTTCTTAACAATCTTGCACGCTTCCTCTGCTATCAGCCACTGAGCACCGGGTTTCAGCGCATGTATCTCCCATTCCGTACCATGGAGCTTTTTCACCGTAGGACTGTCGTTCATCAGCCGCACAAGAGCCTCCATGGCTTCATCTGAGAGCGGTGTCTGAGGCGTGACCTTACCTTTTCTGTCGTTTTTCATATAGTTGTGATTTTATCGAAAAGGGCGGCGGTAATGTCTGCCGCCGCCCCTGCCAAATAATAATTGTTATCCCTGAAAACCAATCAAACCGCTCCTGTTATCCACCGACACCTGCCGTCGGCAGAGTATAGTCCATATCAATGTACATCGGAGAGCTTACAGTCTTGCTCCCTGTGATTGTCATTTCTGTAGACTGTGCTGTTCCGGCAAGGGTGAATCCAGCCATGCTCGTACTAAGAGACTCAAGAATCAGTCTGGTATTGAGTTGCAGTTTCGGAACGACATATGCGACATACTTCTGCTCTCCTTCAGCGTCCGTTCCTGCGTCAAGCACGACTGCGACTTCCGCAAACCTTTCCGTGTATGAAGCCGGTGCATAAGCTTTCTCCTCATCAACCGTGAAGCCACACATATCCTTTACGAGGTCTTTCTGAATATCCTCAATAGTGGATGTGAACTGCCATGCGCCAAGTGTCACATTCTGCATGATAGCCTCGTCAGAGACTTCGTTCTCAATGGCGTTGGTCGTGTTCTCGTCCTGCGTCAGCGATGTGCTGTCACGCAATACATGTTCGAACTGGTATGTAGTTTCACTTTTTTCATATGTTCCACTACTGCCTTTAGTCAACAGAGTAGCGAAAATGAATTTAGGCTTTGCCACCTTTACAGATGTAGCTCCTGTTTTCTTTACTGTTGCCATGATATTATTTCCTTTCTTTAATTTTGTGTTGTTATCCTGTTATCTTATTAATACGCTCACGTTCACAATGTTATAGTGGAAGTTGCGGTCGTTGTCATAGCCCGAGTCACGCCAGTTCTCGCTTATCACATAACTGTTGTCCTGTGCTTCTTTTATGGTCATGTTCAAGGCTTCCTCCATACTGTCAAGCATGGCGACATTCTTCACCGGTCCCGTGCCTTTCGGGCGTGCGTAAAGGAATATGGATGCAGAACCGGAAGCATGCGAGTCGTAATCTGTATGCCTGTTAACATCTACGAGAACCATATTCTGCCAGCTTCTTCCCGTAGTAGGCGGCAAGTCGCCAACAAATATGTGGTCAGATATTCCTTTGCCTGTAAGCAGCATGGAAAAGAAATTCTCTATGCGCGAAATTCTTTTTGCCTTTTCATCCATTTCCTGTTATCGTCTTTACAGTTCCGTTGTATTTTTGAGCTATGTCTCTCAATATGTCGTACGACATTGATATGACCTTATATTTATGCCTCAGTCCCTTGCCGCTTTCCAATACGGATGCGTAAGGCATCGCTGCCGCAATGACAAGCTCGATATTCTGTGACGGCATATAACCGGATGTCAGGAATTCAAGTATCTCTTCGCGCCCCCGGACATTTTCTCCATACCATTCGCGAGGGTCTGAAGCTTTTTGCGTACCGAGAAAGCCGTAGCGTTGCAGTTTGCCACTCATATAGACCCCGTAGCCATAGCTATCGTAGAGGTTATATGAGCGGTGTGTGTAGTCACGCTGTTCCACACATTGTCGGAGTATACGGACACCTTCATTCGCCAACTGCGATATCAATTGTTCTGTAGCCTGTTGTTTCAGAGTCTTTGCCATACCTCGCGTGTCATACGTCAGAGCCTGTGATATAAGCCGTGCATCCTCCCATCTGAGTCGGATATACACCTGTCACCATACCGTCGATAGCCATTCCGTACATTTCTGACCGGAAATAAATTCCAGGCTTTAATGCCGGAGGCAGTCCGTCATCTGCTTTAAAAGGGAAGTAAACCGTGTATTCTTTCTTGATTACATCAGTGGCAAACGCCTTGCGTGTTTCCTGTATGTCACACATTGTTTCAAGTATCACGGTCTCTTCCTCATTCTGGTTACCGTCTATGAGGTCACCGTCCGGACTCTTGTAGTCGTCTATGCGGTAGAATGTTCCTTTGTATTCGAATTCTATATGAGAATTACGGTCTGTGAACATCAGCACTCCTCCTCATTTATCCATTCCATATAACCGAGTTGTGACTCGACTTCTTCAAGGGTGTCGCTATCTCCATGTTTCTTGCACAAAAACCTGAGACGGGACAAAATACGGTCAATTGCATTTGAATCAAGCTGTTCCGCTCCTACGGTCTTTGTCCACGCACCGTGCTGATTTGTCGAGCTTGCTGTCATGTACGGTCCGAGAATGACAGACTTCAACAGAAGTATCTCACATGCCTCTTTTCTGTCTTTTGTGAAATCTATCGGGTTTGTTATATTCAAGACACCACACTCGCGCGCGATACGCACAAGCAGAGCCTTGTCAAAGACAAATCTCGTAAGACCGCTGAGCTCCTCGATTATATTGAATTTGCAATCCATAAGCGTATTGTTGGCACGACACGGCGTTAATCCGTGTCGGCTGTTGATGTGTCTACAATCAGATGGTCAGGGAACTCGATGAGAGCCGGACAAGCTGACATCATCAGGTCTGTATGCCATTCCTGATATTGTCCATTGTTAAGTGTCGTATTCACAAGGGTAGCCAACCCGTTGTTTGTCTGGGCAAACACCTTGGTTATAGCCTTGGAGCCATATTTCTCGAACATTATCTGGTCAAGATTTTCAGTGTACTCAAACTCGACAGCGTCTCCGGCTGGACGAAGCACCGCCACGTTCTCTTTCCATCCATGGATGAAAGTGTCTGATGTGTGAGTTTTGTTACGCTCTTTCTCAGTAACGACCTCAATAGGCGAAACACCCTGATAGTCAATCACAGCCTGCCGGAAAGCGACTTCTGTGAACGACTGCCCTTCTGTAGTAGCCTGATAAGCCAGCGGATTCTTTTTGTAGTCTGCGATAAGTTCCTTAACCTGTGCATTTTCGAGAATAACCTCGAAGTACATCTTATGCGGTACCTGCCAAACGAGCGCACCGGTATAGTTGCGCTTCTCACGGTATGCGTCCTCTATGTTCTTCATTTGCTCAAGCAGCTTACAGTCAGCCGCAGTCCATATTTTCTCACCCGCCTTGACAAAATTCTCCGCAGGGATGTCTGCCTTATGTAACGGAGCTTTAATGCCACGTCCGATAGTACTGTAATCTATCTTTCCTGTGGTCATAAGTTGCGCGGTCATATAATTCATAGTGGCATCAGCAGAATCTTTCTGCATCTGTACTTCATGTACCCACTGTGCTACGATGTCTGCATCGTTACCGAACAGTTCAAACTGACGGATGCGGTACTCACGTTCCATGGCAGTCTCCACAAAACCTGGGGCGATGAAATCGGGAATGGTCGCGCTGTAGAAACTCAGACCTTCCTTATCCATCTGGTTGCTGTCACCAAGCGGAGCACGCATGTCCATAAGCGGAGCGGCTTCCGCCTTACGTGCTTTGACCGTGAACGTGGCTACACCACTGTTATCAGTAGGCGTCGGTGCATAGGCTCGTCGTCCCTGCGTCAGATACCAACCATAATTTGTATAAAGGATACCTTCCGTATCAATGAATGTCTGCAAGAAACGCCTGTTACTCTTGTCGGAAAAGAATTTGGCGTATCTTGAACTATTAAAGTCATATTTCATCGTATTGTCCTCCTCTTGTTTTTACAGGTTAAACCATCCTTCTACCCGACTACGGTTAAGTGACTTGATTGTGTCGGGCAGAGGTGACATCTTGTTGATGTAAAGTTTGGTGTCCTCGTTTGCGATGCAGGGGGTCATCATGTAGCGCGCTCCCTCGAAATCATCATCGCCTGATGCCGGGTCAAATATGAAATCAAAATCACACGGTGCATATGCATTGGGATTGGTGACCATCGCCTTTTGCGATGCGCCCGCAGCAGCAGCCTCCACAAGCACCTGACCTTCTGTCAAAGTACCGACAGCAGCACTGACAGTAAGTTTCCATACATCAGCTCCACCTTCCGTCGTCTTTTCAACAGCAGTGACTGTCACACCGGTTCCCGTACCATCTATGGATGAAGGCGCAACCATGATGTTGTCACCAACGAATGGAATGTGATGATACCCGTCACGAACGAGATAAACGGTAGTTCCAGTGCCTGAAGAGTCTTCTTTTGCGACTTCATAAGTTTTCAAAACTTTCAATGTCGCTCCCTTATCATCGACTATGCCGGGATTATACTCAATCAGGTCACCGGCATATATCTTAGCGTTACCCTTGAACGGATTTTTCAATATTCCACCTACCGTGGGGAATATCAAGCCGTCCTTTCCGCTACCCTGCCATTTTACGAAAACATGACGATGCCCGCCTATGCTTCCATGCGCCTGAATCAATGTGCGTCCCAAAAACACGCCACTGTTCTGCAAAATCTGCGAATAGAAATTTTCCATTGTTTCCTTGTAGTTTTTTTTGTTAAATATTACATCCGTCTTTCACTTTTGAGAATGTCAACCACATCGGCAAACTCATCTTTCGGATCTGTCGCGCCGCCTCCGGCTCGTCGCGGTGTTCCACTGGTGTCAACGTGCGATTTCGACTTATTGTAAAGCGTGAGAGCATCGTTTGTCTCAGCTTCGGTGTCTGTATCAGCGTTGACGTTGAGTTTCTTTAGATATGAGGCTGCCCAATCCTCATCCTCAATGCCCTTTTCCTTGAACATGGACAACAATTCCGCACGTTTCTCCTTGGCGACCTTCTCAGCCTTGTCTTTCTCACGCTCAGCCTTCAGTTCCTTAATTTCTTGCAGAAGCGTGTCGAGCCGGTCGTCTTGCTTGTCATCGCGTTTGTCATCGCGTTTGTCATCTTGTTTTGTGTCGGGATGTTCCTTTTTCCAAGTGTTCACGAAATCGGAATTATCCTTGCGGACGTTGCCGTCAATCTCTTCGAAATCAGGAAGATACTCTTTGACAACATCATCAAGTTCGGTTTCGTCATCACTTTTCTCCAGCCTTTTGTAGAGCCTTTCCACATTGGCTTTCAGTGTCCTCTCGCTCATCGCAAGTTTTTTGCCGTTGGGCGTGAGTTTAGCTTTCAGTGCTTCTGTTAGCTGTTCGCTCGTAAACTTCATATATATAGTGTTTTAATGTTAACTCATGATGCAAATTTATGATTGTTAGTCGTTTAGATGAAATCATTAAAGCTTATAATTGGACATATGTCCAATATTGTTGAAAATCAAAGCATTATCTAAATAGACATAAAGTATATTTGCAATATGTCAGACAGTCAAAGTAACATAAAGGACATTACTTGGAAACCGAATTCTCCATTCCAGCATATGTTCGCCAGCACCAATGTAGACGTGGTGTTCGGCGGCGGTGCAGCGGGTGGCGGCAAGTCGCTGGGCTTGCTTCTTGCCTTTGCCGAGCCACTGATGACCGACCCTGATTTCCGATGCCTGATAAGCCGCCGAAGCCTTGGCAACCAAAAGGCGGGCGGCGGTTTCGTGGAGAAATTCAAGCAAGTGTTCGGTACTGACTATATAAAGGTACGCGAGTCGGACAGCCCGCGCATCAGCTTCCCCATCGGCACGTTCTGCGATTTGACGTACATCGACGACTCCAATATGGATAAGTTGCGAGAGCGTGCAAAAGGATGGGAGTATGACGCGATAGCCATAGACGAGTTGACCGAGATGTCATGGGAGGCGTTCACATACGTGATGACCCGTAACCGTGGGCAGAGCAAGACGTTTACCGGGAAATTCTTTGCCACGTTCAACCCGAAGCGCAGCCATTGGTCAAGAACATTCCTTGACTGGTATGTAGGATTAGATGGCTATGTAAATCCCGAACGTGACGGTGTTGTAAGATATTTTTACATAAACGGGGCTACGGTTAAGGATGTCGTCTGGGGTGACACGAAAGAGGAAGTCTATCGGAAATGCCGCATAGACATAGAAAACAAATTAAAAAGGTTAGACGGCAATTTTTCTTATGAACACCTGATAAAATCGTTCGTGTTCTATCAGGGCATGGTGTCACAAAATAAAGACTTGATGGAACGCAACCCCGGCTATATAGGCAGCGTTGCCGCTTCAGGTGGCAATATGGCACTGTCAATGCTTGGGAACTTCAACGCTGACCCCGACGAGGACGTAGACATACCGATACCAAGCGACAAGGCAAGAGACTGTTTTATGGCAGACCCTGCCGTTAACGGAGACCGGTGGGTAACTGTGGACTTGGCTGATTATGGTACAGACAACATGGTGGCATTGGCATGGAACGGTTTCCATGTCACCGACATACTAATAGTAAGCCACACAACTCCTAAAGAGAACGCGCAAAGAGTAAAAATTTTCGCGGATAAAAACGAGACTCCGGATAGCCACATAATATTTGACGGCACCGCAGGACGGTATTTCAATGACTACATACCGGACGCAATAGCTTACCTCTCATCAACAAAGCCAATGGGGTTATACTACCTGACGGCAGCGACGATGAAAGACCTGTGTTATCTCCGCCTTGTAAACATGATAAACAGAGGGCAAATCACTTTTGCAGATAACGTAGCGCAATCCACATACACACATCAGAACCTGAAGTTCAGAGTTACAGTAGAGAATGAGTTTCAGGATGAGTGCGCTGTCGTAAGATTTATCGACATGACTTCAGGAAAGAAAAGACTTATGAACAAGAAACAGATGAACTTACGGCTTGGGTACGGACGTTCAATGGACTTGTTGGACCCCTGTGCTATAAGGATGTATCCATGTGTAAATCTCGAATACGGGACAGAGATAGAAGAAGGTTTCTCGAGAGGGAGGGATGAAGAAGTTGAGAGTAAAACATACGTCAGACGTAGCATATATGACTCCACATTGTGGAGTTAAAATATACAAAACTTCATGATAAAGAAAGACGACATAAAGGTTATACTCAAAAGCGCACGGCAGGAGTGGGCTACAGTGAGTGATAAAGACATAGCCTTTGCTGTGCTGTGCGATACGTTCGCCGATAAATCTGTGGCGTACAAAATGGCGTACGGCAGGACTGCAACGGATGCTGAAGCACACTATCGTGCTCCGAGGATGATAAAATTACGGGATTTGCTTGAACCTTTCGGCATAGGCTCGGTAAACGAAGAACTTATAACACGTGAGCAGAACAAGACGGAACTTATACGTTTGCTGAAAGAGATAAAGGCTCTTGCGGAGAGTAAGAAGATTGACGCAAAGGACGCTGTGAAAATGGAGGCAGACATCCGCGTTAAACTAAACGATAAGTTTGAGATGGAAGCCAGCCAGACGCAAAAACGCATAATAATCGTGCCCCAAAAGCACGACATGATATGTCCACACACAAACAAAGAGTGTACCTACATGCCGACAAAAGAAGCATGCTTGAAGTATTACGGACTTAAAGACGAATGAAACGCAGTATGAACAGAACACGTGAGGAGATTGTAGAATGGCTGTTGTCCCATCCGGAAGAAATGCTGATGAAGAAGCCGTTTACAAGAGGTAGCAGTACATATTCTGTGTACGACAACAACTGTGGGGCGGAAGAGAATGTGTCCGCCTTACGTCGGGCTGTGCTTCCAAACGTAATGAAGACCATTGTCACACAGGACAAGTTCATGAAAGAACTTGACCCGGACAGCCATGAGGTACTTTTTGACGAAAATATGCCGTCAATTTGTGTCAAAGCCAATGACGGAGCATTCTATGAAATAAAGTTCAAGCGTACCGCTCTTGCCTTTCAAGAAAGAATAAGACAAAAAAAGACACTTGCATTATGCGGCAATCCCAGAGTATTTACATTGCATGACAGCAATCCTTCCGAAACATTGAAAAAAAACTTTGCTGACCTGAAATGGCATTGGACAGAGCGCAATCAGGACGGATTGGGGACAAAGGCTGTATACGGGCAGATGGGACTTGGCGACATCGGACTTCTGATGTATTTCAACTATAAAGGTGAAATCAGGGGGCGGATAATATCATACGAGGACGGATATATCATCATATCACACAACGACGACAACGGTGACCGGGTGATGGAATGTGTATATTATGCCGACGGTGACAACGTGCAGCACATAGACGCATACGACGACACGAACCTGTACCGTCTGACGAACGTTGACGGTTGGCATATAGAGAGCCAAGAGGCTCACGGCTTCAGTGAGATACCGCTTATAACAAAGCGCGGTGATGTCGCATGGAACAACGTACAGAATCTGATAGAAACATTTGAGATTATTTACAACATCTTTACTGTAATAGAAAAGCGTCATGGATGGGGGATTTTATATCTCAAAGGGCGTTTTAAGGAAGACGCCCGTCAGATAGCAGGTTCAATTATGCTTCAAGACGCATCGATTGACGGCAAGGGAGACGCAAAGTTCCTCTCTCCACCTACAAATGAAGGAATGCTTAATGCGATGCAAGACCTTCTTGACAAGATTCAGATAGGAGCATCCGTAACATTCATCCTTCCCAAGGATGTTAAGTCAAGCGGGGACATCTCCGGTCTGGCAATGCAAATAACACGTTCTTTCGATATAGAAGGTGCGGCTCAAAACGTAATAGAATGGCAGAATTTTGCGGATAAACATGCGAGACTTTTCAAGGAAGGATTGGCTAAAGAACTTGTAAATAAAGGTGAGAATCCGAATGCGGTAACAGAATTTGCCAGAATGAAAATATCCTGCAAGTTTAAAATGTGGCAGCCGTTCGATGAGAATACTTATAACCAGATGCTTTGCACTCTGAAAAGAGCCGGTATCATTTCCACTAAGACGGGAATTGAGAAAAATACCGTTTCCACTCCTGATGAGGAAATGAGATTGGCTGAAGAGTCAAAACGGAACAAGACTACGGATGGCACAAACAAAAATGCACCTATAAACAATGTAGCCTGATGGAGAAGAAGAGCTTATACATAATGCGTGACACAAACGGAGTGAAAGAATATTTTCCTTCGTCTACAGAAAAAGCGGTCATAGGTACATACACCTATGACGCACAACGCATGGACGGCGCACCGACCTTCACGGCTACATTGAAATTCCCAAGATGTCTTGACAATGAATGGACATTAAACGAGTATATAGAATTTGGCGGAGAGAAGTATTATATAAGGCAAAAGCCGTCATCATCCAAAGACAATTCTGAGATAACATACAAACATGAGGTCACATTTGTAAGTGAAAGGGAGATACTTGAAAACGTGTATTTCCTTGATGTGGTGACAGAAGATACTGAAGCCCAATATAAAGACCGATACAGAAGCAACACATCTAAAGTACATTTCTTCGGTGATGTACACGAGTTTATTGCCCGGCTCAACGATTCATTGATTTACAGCGGTCTATATAATAAAGACACACAAGAAGGTTTCCATATTGTCATTGACGAAGGCATAACTTCTGAGGGCAAAGATGTCAGTATAGAAGACAAGTTCATTGCAGAGGCTCTACAGGATATATATAATGTATATGGACTCGCCTATTATTGGACAGGGAAGACCTGCCACGTAGGATATACAGAGAATGTAATAACAACTCCGATAGAATATGGTAATGACAATGCTCTGTTGTCTATTCAGAAAACAAATGCCAATTACAGGATTATCACGAGGATAACCGGTACTGGAGGCACAAAAAATTTGCCATGGTACTATCCAAACATGAGTGCGGAGGGCAACGCGAGTTTCGACACAGAGAACATTGACAAATCTGAAGTAGCAGATATCTCCTTAAATGAGATACTAAAATACAACAGTTCCCCATATACCGCATATAGACTTAAAAAGGTGTCAAACACGGATGCCAGCGCAGACATCGGGCAGACTGCTCCTTTTTATAATGCATATAGCCCCACAGTAATAAGCAACAGGGAGGCTACAGACATATTCTATTTTGGAACAGGTATAGGCAACACCTATATCACGATATCTTTCAGACTGAAAATAAATGCACAAGAGGGAGACAAACTTCGGTTTGTTTTCAATGAATCCTTTTTGACTTTCAGAAAAATCAGCGGTGACGCAGATTTATCACTTTCATGGCAGAAAGTATCGTCAAATAGCTACGGAGGGGACAGAAACCTTAAAAATACAATAAGTATTGGAATATGGAGAGACGACTATAATCCGAATGAGGATGATTCTATAAGTGATAAAATAGAAATATTGTCAGGTTGGAAGGACTATGAATATACCTTCCATGCCAGCGGATGGTTTCAAGTTGTGATTAAAGGGACTGCTTACGCCATTTTCTCAGGAAGCGGAGCGACCAACAGCCAGGCGACTATAGGAATGACGTTAAATGCAAAATCATCCATAACATATCAGAAAAGTGGCGGAGAACTGTATTATTTCTCATATGGAGATGGGAATAACATCGCATACAGTAAAAGCGGAATAACGCTGTCTGATGTAAACAATGTTCCGTATGCGCCTTCGCATTTGGATTTCTCAGGCGGTGAATGGAATGTTGTGGAGGACAGCGGTGACCACACACCAGCCATAATTAATATTACAGGAAGAGAGTGGATAACTCCCTCTCAGAGCCTGATGCCCTCTATATACAGAGAAAGTGGAGGAGCGGAACGCTACTATAATGCAGTCAATAATACATATGAAGATGAATCAGGAAATAAATATATATTTAATAATGTATACAATGAATTGAACCCTCACGAAGGGACGACTTCATTTGAAGATATAGTCCCGACAATAAAAGGGATAAAAAACATTCAAGGTCAGTTGATAGGTGAAATAGCTGACATACGGTTTGATACGGATGATAGCGATGTCCTTAAAGACAATAGTGACGAATACCTTCATTCATATTTCTATATAAAACTACATGTATATAACGGAAGTGGAGGCTTCAATATTTTTGAGCATGCATTAGAAAGCGAAGAGGCTGCAATAGAGATGACAAGCGGCAACTGCGCCGCATGCCGTTTCGTTATCGGGGTGGACAAGTATGCCGATGGTGACAGATACAAATTCTATAACCCTGTCATGACAGACGCACAAGGCAATCTTCGCAAGGTCAACAGTTCTAATGCGGACAAATATGAAGGAGACTATATCCTGCCTTCACGTGATACAAACAGTTACGTTTCACGCCAGCAGGACACCAGCGAATATGAAGTATGGATAGCCGTAAAAAAAGAAACAGATACCTTTGGTGTCATTATGCCGAACGCGGCACAAGGATATCGTCCGTCAATAGGCGATACATTTGTCATAACTGGCATTTCTCTTCCTGAATCCTACATACGGGAAGCGGAAAAAAGACTGGATGCGGCTCTTATTGCTTACATGAAAGGGAATAATGATGAGAAATTCACATATTCAATAAAATTTTCCCGTGTATATCTGGCATTAAATGAGGACTTCACCTCATTGCTGAATGAAAATAAAATATAATCAAGAAGAGCATCTTCTGTATGTCAGCAACTATACTTGTAAAGCCGATGATAGCATACTTTATGAAATAAGTGTGGATTTAACAGACACCCTGACCGTGTCTCAATCCTCATTCAGAGCACAGCTCGATTCCATAAAAACAGAGATACTTACATCCCTGACTTATGGCATGCGTGGTGACATTTTAGCACAATGCGCGAAGTATTTTCTGCGGAAAGACAGTCCGGACACAGCCTTGGATATTATAACATTCCTCAAAGGGCTGCTTGTGGGAGACGGAGACTACGGCATAGATGCGGACGGTACCGCACGGCTGAAGAAACTTCTTGCCGACGAAGCCACAATGAAAACGCTGACCGTGACAGGAAGGGCACATTTCTTCGAGCTTGTCATAGATGAGCTGAACAGCGTCGGAGGTCAACTGATACTGTCCGCTGCTAACTGCACGGTACGCTCTGTCGAAAGAATAAGCGGAGCATGGCGTCTGTGGTGGCTGGCGGAGGACAGCGACGGCAGAGCCGTGCAGAACATGTGGAAGGTCGGAGACCAGGCTCTGGCAATGACATCCAATCTTGCCGAGGGGACATCATATGATGCAGGAAACAGACTATGGTGGAGACTTGTCACGGCAACAGGGAGCGGAACACGGAACATTGACGGTGAGGACAGAAAGTGCCATTGGATTGAAGTGTCTGAAGCCACGTGCGCGGCTGACAGCCTTGAGCCTGCAGAGGGTGACAGCGTTTGTCTGTGCGGACACCGTGGTGACGACACAGCGCGCAGCCATGCGATAATAATAGCCGCCCACTCCACTCCGGATACCGAGCTGGAGAGTCCGTCATTCGCGCAATACAACGGAATCACAAGTTTTTCTCTAAGCCAGTACCGCACGACATGGTTCGCGGCTAACGGCAATAAGATAAGAGGCGAGCTGGATGTGGACACTTCCGGTCTTGTCAGCTACACGCACCTTGCATGGGGAAACGGTCCGGACGACTGGACAAAGGACAAATCCCAGAGCACGGCAAAAGACTGGCTCATGCTCGGCATATGCACAGACCGCACGGAGAGCGACGTGGCTCTCGTCTACAGCGACTATGCATGGTCAAGGATTAAAGGTACTGACGGAAAGACCACATACTTCCATGTGAAATATTCTTCAAACGAGAACGGAAATCCCATGACAGAGACGCCCAACCTCTACATCGGCACATACGTTGACTTCACTGAGGCAGACAGCAACGACCCCTCGGACTACACGTGGTCACGCTTCCAAGGATATGACGGGGAGCAGGGGATACCGGGGAAAAACGGTACGGACGGAAAGACAAGCTACCTTCACATCAAATATTCCGACGACGGGGGAAAGACGTTCACCGCCAGCAACGGTGAGACACCGGGTGCGTGGCTCGGGCAATGCGTAGACTTCAACTCATATGACCCGACAAGCGTTACCTCATATAAGTGGACACGGATACGCGGTGAGGACGGAGCGGACGGAAGTGACGGTGAACCCGGCACGGACGGGCAGGACGGATTCTCGTGGGCACTTGACCCTGCCGCCATAACATTGGAGGCTGACAGTGACGGTGTGGTGAGCATGCAGGATGCGACATCACGTCTGCGCGCATGGCTCGGCACGCGCGAGATGACTGTCACCATTACCGCCATAGAGCCAGTGCACTGTCTTGCGTCACGCAACGGGGCGCAGGTTACAATAACCGCAATAGGGACATATACGGCAGACTGGGGAGGTTCGGTGCCGTACGGAGCGGGATGGGTGCAGATTACGGCACAGGCAACACTGGGAGGAGAGACCCGCAGTGTGAGCTGCCGCCTGTCCTTCACTGTATCGTCCATGGCACTCTCATCGCAGATTAAGGCTGAGACGGACAGCATAAGCCTTAAAGTCGGCTATCTTGGGGCAAAGGACGGAAACATGGTGACCACTCCTGACATATTCCTGACAGGGAACGGGAACAAGACATACACAATCGGGGACATGTCAAGCCTGCGCGGAAAGACAATAACGGTATCATGCCTTGTCAAGACCGTATCCGCGGTTCCGGCGGCATCTGGCAACAGACGTATCGGCATGGAGCCCATGGTACGGTATGCCGACGGCAGCACGCAGTATCTCGGAACATGGAGGCAGATAACATCCACGGACACGTTCGAGGGACGCATAAGCTCCACACACAGGATACAGGATAAGGCTGTGGCGTCGGTAGAACAGTGTAACCTGTATATACAGGGCATATCATCAGGATACTCGTCCGTATCGCGTCCAAAGATAGAGACAGGTGCGGACGCGACAGACTGGGGACTCAGCGCGGAGGACAGGCTTAAAAGACCGAATCTTCTTCCAGGAACATCGGACTTCAGCCAATGCACCGTACAGGATACCGTAGAGGCAGGAGCATACACGACACCTTACGGAGAAAAAATAAGCGTGGCACACGGTGTGAACGAAGCCGGGACATCATACAAGGACGTCATCACATGGCGCAACGTGGTGCCCGAGCCGGGCGTACAGTATACGCTCTCATTCTGGGCGCGCGGCACAGGCAGCATCGGCTCGTACTATCCGAACTGCACCGACTGGGTCACAAGTCCGGGGACGAAGAACCAGACAGGTGTGACAGACGGATTCGTACAGTTCACGCTTGAAAGCGGATGGAACCGCTACCAGGTGACATGGAGCACACGCAACGATGTAAGCGGAGCGAAAAGTCTCATAGCGGCACGGCTCATGCCGGACAGTTCTGCACAGGGAGAGATCTGGATATGCGGAGTGAAGCTGGAGAAAGGCAGCGAGGCGACAGACTGGCGTTCGGAGACAATCACGCACGACGAGCTGCAGGCGACAGGAATAGACATTGAGCACAAGCGCATAAAGGTCACTGCCGACAACTTCGAGATACAGAACAACTCAGGCGAGACTGTCACCACTGTCGACGAGGCGGGCACCCTTACAGGTGTGATGCTCCGCACTATGGACGAAGGACAGGGGCATGTGGAGATAAAGGGAGGACTGATTGAGGTAAAGAACCCTAACGGTGTGACCAACATCAAAATGGGATATAACGGCTCATACATGGTACTGTCATATTATGACAATGACGGTACGTTCCTTTATGACCTCGGACCGTGGGGACTGTCCGGCAAGGATGTCTCGGAAGAACGGTGGGAGACCAGCAGCAAATACGGACGCCTGCAGCTGACAGGGACCACATTCTCCACCGTAGGCGACATCGTTGGCAACAAACAGATAATGAACACCATATTCCAATATGGTCATGTGTACACGAAAACACCTTTGTACATGTATCTTGCAGGGCGCGTAAACGACACATATCTCAGCGGTGACTACGCCTCCACTCCGGAGATTGCAAGAGCCGCGAACGGCAGATGGTTCATGGAGCAGGGTAATGTGACCACGGCACAGGCTGTCACAGGAATGTGGGCGCAGGACAATCCGGAATCGTTCATGATAGGCTCGCCTATGGACACACCGCCAATGGACTATACGCGATATGAAGATGACTATGCGGAAAAGGTGGATTTCTCCAGACAATGGTGCTCGCGCAATGTGTACAGATTCTCGAACATCGGAATCGTACAACCGGGAAGCGGCACCGTATACTACGGCAGCATGATAACGACAACAGCCGTATACATGAATTATGACAGGGTGCAGATGATACAGATTAATCGCATTGACGATGATGACACGGACACGAACGGAAACATATATTTATGATAAAAAAACAGGAGGACAGTATATGACATTGACAACATTGAACTTTTCCAAGACCGGAGGCTTGTGGCATGCGGAATGGACACATGGCGGTGAGGGAATATTACAGATAGACGGTGAGCCGGAACAGTAAAGAAAGGAGACAGACCATGAGACGTATAAGAATAGGAAACGACATCATTCTGCGCATAAGGCTTACACGCCGTGGCGGTGCAGAGAACCTCGAGGGAAAGAAAATAGGTCTTATGCTGCGCAACATTCTCGGCAGTGTGAGCCTTCTTGTAGTACAGTCAGGAGGGGAGCTGATAGCAGGATGGCAGGGCACACAGCAGCAGTGGACAGGTGCGTATACAGTGACACTCACAGAGGATTGGGGCGAGAACAACCGCAACACCGTGGATGAGGCATGCGCCTTCGAGCTTGTGTCAATAAGCAGCGACGAGGGTGTGGAGACCGGCACCGTGAACATCGAGCTTGACATGGACATCAGCGTGCCGGGCAACGGTCTGTCCGCCTATGAGATAGCCGTGCTGCACGGCTTTGAGGGCACAGAAGAAGAATGGCTGGAGAGTTTAAAGCCCGACACGAGTAATTTTGTGACAACCGAACAAGTAGCGGAAGACTATCAGCCAAAGGGAGATTATGTTACAGAAGCACCTAAGGATGGGAAAAACTATGTACGGAAAGATGGAAGCTGGACTGAGTTTGCAGGAAGTGGAAAAGCTAATGCCTTTTTTTCGAATAATATCCTTAAATTTGAGAGCGGAGGAGCACAATTTAACAACAACATATTAATAATTTGATTATGTCAGAAAAAATTAGCCAAATTCAGATTAACGCCGACGTCAGAGATATAGAAGACGCGCAGGCATTACACAAAGGTGATAGTTTAGGCACAATAAATGGACAGTCTTTTAATGAAGGTAATGACTTAAACATTGAAGTTGGTACCAATGATTACAATGCCCTTAAAAACAAGCCACAAATAAACGGACATGAGTTGTCTGGGAATAAATCAGCAAAAGATTTAGGCTTACAAGAAGCAGGTGACTATGTAACTCCCGAAGATATACCCGATGTGAGCGAACTGGCAACAAAGACAGAATTGGCAGAAGGACTGGAAGGCAAGCAGCCAAAGGGTGATTATGCCACAAAGGCAGAAATACCAGATGTGAGTGGATTTATTACCTCTTCACAAGCGGAAGAAAAATATCAGCCGAAAGGAACTTATGTCACCACGACTGAACTATCTAAAAAGGCAGATAAAATCGCAACCGAAAATGTAGCCGAAACTACAAAGGAATTGCAACCGAACAAGTATTACATATTTGGCGAAGTTGCCACACTTACCATAACTCTTGCAGCAGGAGAAGAAAATGTCCTTGCTGAATACATGTTTGAGTTTACAAGCGGCACAACTCCAACAATATTGTCACTGCCCGAGGACGTTAAATGGATAGGTGAAAGCACGATTGAGGCAAGCAAGACATATCAAGTGAGCATCGTCAATAATATAGCAGTCATGGGAGGTGCAGCATGAGCATATACAGACGCAGGCTTATGATAGCCAACACACTTAAAAAGAGTGACAGCAACATAAATTATCCTGGACTTATTGCAGCATGGTCGGCAGCAGGAAAGAGCAATGACGATGCTGATAGAAACGTGTTGCACGATTTGACGGGTAATGGGCTTGACATTACGCTGAACGGCTTTGCGTTCAATACAGAAGGAAGTGGCTATGGACATCCCGAATACCCCGATGCTCTTGTCTTTGACGGAGTGGATGATTACGGTATTAATGAGGAAATGCCGATATTGACTGATTATACGGTTATTGTTAAGAGAGAAATATTTAGTGGCGGATTATATTCTCATGTAATCGGAAAACGTACAGGCTCTATACCGGGAGCTTTTTGGTTTGAAAGAGGTAAAGGAGATACTCATAGCTTTGGAATGGCTAATTCAATCAATATATTAAATGAAAGTATATCTTGGCAGTCCACGACAAGCTATAACGGGACACCTATAGAAAAAGGTGAAGCTGAGGATATTCATGAATTAACGATAGGTGTAGCAAGCAAAACATATCCAGATTTTAGGGGTATGGCTTTCTACTCCGCCTACCTCTTTGACCGCTCATTGGGTGAGCAGGAGATAAAGTCATTTATTAGAAAGTATATAGACGCAGACTATCTGTTACCGAGTGAACAAACAACAGAATAAAGAATATGAGATTTATTATAGCAACAATAGCACAAGCAAAGGCGCACGGAATTGAGATTATATCGACAATGCGCCAATCAGTGGATAAGACACAAGTAGTGTTCCACGAAGAATATGTAAAGAACATTGACGAATTTAATGCCTTAAAGAGGTATGAATTTGATGATGCTGAATTTACAGACCTTATGGCAAGTGAAGCATGGACACACGGAGAAGATTATGTGCAGCCAAATGAGGACTTTGCAAAGGTATTAGCCATGCAGATATTGACAGCAGACACAAAGGCGCAGATAAACACCATGTCGCTGTCTAACAACGAGGCTCTGAAAGTTAAGGAGTTTTATCCCGAATGGAAAGAAGGAATTGACGTCAACAAAGGCGAAAAGTACAACTGTGACGATGACCTTTGGGAAGCACTTACAACGCATAAGACGCAGGCGAATTGGCGTCCGTCTTTGGAAACCGCATCTATATGGAAACATATTGACGAGGAACATGAGGGCACAGAGGACGACCCGATACCATACGCACCGCCTATGGAGTTGTTCAACGGTAAATATTACACGCAAGACGAGGTAAAATACAGGTGTACCCGTGACAGCGGAATACCTTTGTCACAGAACCTGAGTGAACTTGTGGGATTATATGTGGAACTTGTTTAATTTAAAAACCAAAGACTATGAAGGAAAAAGTTATCAGATTCGTGACAAACAGATGGTTCGGCTTCGTGGCAGGACTGGTAATCGCAATGCTGTACATGTGGCAGGAACAGAGCCTCGGCAGCGTCAACGCGTGGATAATGGGAATCATCACACCTATGCTCTTCGGAGCGTTCGCCGAGGTGGTGAGACATGTCACCACGGAGGACACGTACAAGTGGAAGAACCTGCTGTGGTGGCTCGCGGGAGCTGTCATTGGAGTAGTGGCGATGCTTGTGGTTTGATTCCCGGCATCCAGGGCAGGGACTCATATGCCCTGCCCTATCATTTGACTTGATGTATGTACGAATAAAAAAACAAGGGAGAATGAACAAGATTATAATGTGGTTTAAGACAAGCAACCGATGGAAGCATCTGCTTGGCGGTCTGATTATCGGTATGGGAGCGGATGATATATACTGTGCGGCATACGCAGGCATAGGCGTTGCGGCAGCCCTTGAACTGAAAGACAGGCAATGGGGCGGCAAATGGGACTGGACAGACTTCGGGCTGACAACAGCCGGAACAGTTGTGGGACAATGCATAAGGATGATGATATGAACGAGGTACAAAGCACATTGGAGGTCGCAAAAGGCATAAGCGACTATGGGATAATGATAGTCATCTGCGCGGTGTTCCTGCTGCTCGCCTCAGGTCTGATGATTGCGTGTTTCCGCTGGTTCAAATCAGCGATAAGCAACATAATATCCTACACTGACGAGCTGCGCGAGCTTAACGGAAAGCTGGAAAACAACAACCACGTCATGGTGACGATAGCGGAGGGACTGATGCCTGAGACACAACTGCGGATAAAGAACATATCCGGAGCGTTCTTTGACCTTGCGGTGGAGAAAGTATGCAGACTCCTGAAGAAAATAAGGGAGGAGAACCATATAGCCGACAAGGAAAGGACAAAGGCTAAGATACGCACCCTGCTGAGCAACATGTATGAGGACAGGAACAGCAAGTTCGACAATTTCCATTACCGTGGGAAAAAGCTCTCGGAGTACTGCAATCCGGAATGGACAGAATGGGTGGCGAAAGTAATAGAGGGAGAGCTGTACAATGAGAACGGTGCGAACAACGGAAGAGCCTACACCAACGTCAGCGCAGTATATGACAATATAAAATTGGACTTTTATCACAGAATGACAGACCAGATATGACGATAAACGCATTTTACAACATTATAAATCATGGAAAAGTTTAAAGTTATACTTGATGCGGGACACGGAAGGGACACCGCAGGGAAACGTTCGCCTGACGGACGCCTGCTCGAATACGCATACGCCCGTGAGATTGCAGTGCGTCTTGAAAGGGAACTCAAGGCACGTGGATATGACGCGCAGCGCATTGTGCCCGAGGAAAACGACATCTGCCTGAAAGAGCGGTGCGAAAGGGCAAACAGAATTTATGCCGCGACAGGAAAGAAAGCGATACTTGTCTCAATACACTGTAACGCGGCTGGTGCCGACGGCAAATGGCATGACGCCAGAGGATGGTCGGCTTATGTCTCGCGCAACGCTTCAAAGAAGAGCAAAGAGCTCGCCTGCCGTCTGATTGACGCGGCAGAGACACAAGGACTGAAAGTCCGAAGATACTCACAGGATGAGCCATATTGGACACAGAATCTCGCAATATGCCGTGACACAAATTGTCCCGCAGTCCTGACTGAAAACCTTTTTCAGGACAACCGGGAGGACGTGGACTATCTGCTGAGCGAGAAAGGCAAGCGAACCATTGTGGAGCTGCACGTGGAAGGCATCATGGCGTACTTGGGGAAAGTGTGAGCTCGTTTCCAAAATGGAAATAACTGACGACAGTTGCAAATTCCGCAACCGTCGTAAAGGCGTTCTTTGACATTGTGGGTTGCCGTTAAAAATACAATATTTTCGAAAAATTATATACAATTATTTTGGGAAATTATATATCTTTGCACAATATAAGAAGCCCTTACGGCAATAAGGGCTGAAATGACAGACGGTGTGCCCGTCTTAAATTTAAATTATATGGCAAAGATAAATAATAATTTTGAGAAACGAAAACGCATCACGAAAAATGAAGCGTTGGAACTGCTAAAAGATTGTTATGAGGACATCTTCAAGGCGTATTACGCAGGTCTGGAAAATTACAATGAAGAAATAAATATGACCATACCTGAAGCAAGGACAAGGCTTGTAGGTCCTTTGCTTAACGCAAAAATAACAGAGAGTTTCATTCTCACATTTCCCGAGAACTGGAACAAAGGCAAATACGGAAGGATAATATTCAGATGGAACGGTGTGCTCATGCTCATCAAGAAATTGAACAAGAATGACAAGCCGTCTTACATTCCGACAATACTTTCAGATTCGATTGTCAACCAATACCAATTACCGCTTTTCCAAGGCGATGAAGGCAAGGAAGAGCCGATATTGATTTTCGGATATACAAAGGACGGTTTCGGGCAGCTCGTAAACCCGAGAATTGTCTTGTATGACGATGGGGTTCAATGGACTGCCTATATGGAAGACGGTGTAAATATGCCGACTGCCAATACAGACACGCAGGAGATTATTGTCCGCCTGAAAAAGAAAGAGACAGGAGAAAAGAAGGCAGAATAACAGCAGGGCACACCGTCTGTTTTCAACAAACGACCTATAAAAGCAACGTCTTATGAAATGTGAGCAGCTAACATTCGCAAGGGAATACAGGGGATTTACGCAAACCGCACTCGCGGCAAAAGTCAAAGGGCTATCGCAATCCAACCTGTCAAAATATGAAAAGGGGTTTGGCGGGCTGTCAGACAACATGCTTAGTTTGATTATGTCCACGCTTGATTTTCCGATGAAATTCCTTGACATGAATATTGTGAACAAGGTTGACAGCAAGCATTACAGGAAAAAGGCAACCATAACCGTAAAGACACGCAACGAGATAGACAGGACAATATCCCTGATTGCGTATTGTTTTGATTGGCTTAGTGAATTTGTCGAGATACCTGACTATTCATTTGGATACTACGACATGGACAACGGCATAAGCCCGGAGGAACTTGCCGGGCACATAAGGAACAAATACAGGCTCGGCATGTCGCCTATATCCGATATTTGCAATTTCCTTGAGCGCAATGGGGTATTCATTTACATGTGGGACAGTCCTAACGACGAGTTTGACGGGGTATCCCTGATAACTGACGCAGGCAATCATCTTATCATTGTGAACAGGAACAGAAGCAACGACAGGGTAAGGTTTACGCTTGCACATGAGCTGGGACACATACTGATGCACGAGTGCCCAAGTTTCCCGGTATTCAGCATTAGAGACAAGGAGAAAGAGGCGAACGCTTTTGCATCAGAGTTCCTTCTCCCCTCCCAGGCTGTCAGAAACGCCTTGCACAATGTCAGGCTCGGACAGTTCCCTGAGCTGAAACGGTATTGGCTTGTTTCCATGGCATCACTTTTGGAAAAGGCAAAAAACATAAACGCCATTGCAAGTGAGAAGTACAAGTCTATGAGAATGGAGTTCAGCAGACGCCATTGGAATAAGAAAGAACCTTACGAAGTGCCTATTGACAGCCCTACCGTCTTTGAGCAGGCATATAGGCTGGTATCGGACACATTGGGGTATTCAATCAGCATGATTTCGGAAAGCACAGGCTTGCCCGAGGATGTCTTGATAAAGATATTCGGCAAATCTGCGAGGATAATATCATTAAAGCCACTAATATAACAATTATCTATTTTGATACAACACAGGCGGTGACCCACATATCAAGGGTTGCCGCTTTTTGTTTAATAAAAAATGAAAGAACATGGGAAGATTTAAAGGATTGCTTGTGGTAGTATCGGTGTTGTTGACCGCATCATTATGCGTCAACATACTCCAGTGCAGTAATGCCGGAAAGAAAACAACGAATCAGGACACAGTACGGACTACATATATAGACACCATTCCGTTCTTGAATCCTGTACCCAAAGACAGTACGGTGATACGGTATGTTACGGAGACGTTGCCCGTGACTTGCCGCAAAGACACGATATACGAAGAGAAGGGCGGGAATACAGGCGACAGCGTCAAGGTGACACTGCCTATAACTTCCAAAGTCTATAAGGACAGTACCTATACCGCATACGTGAGCGGATTCCGCGCGAATCTTGACAGTATATTTGTATATCCGAGACACGAGACTGTAACTGTCACAAGGTACAAGGAAAGTCCGCGCCTTGGCGTCGGTATTGCCGCAGGTTACGGTATAGGGAAAGACATGAAACCGACACCTTTCATAGGAATATCCGTATATTATAGGCTTTGGCAGTGGTAGTATCAGCCATCTGGGAACAGTCTTTCGTAGAACTCTCCCTGCCGTCGCACCAAAGCTTCCCCATAGTCCAACCCGTAAACATCGGCATCGTGCCTTGCTATGCGTCGCACACGAGCCTGTGCCGAGCGCGGACAATGTATGGCAATCAGATGCTCTGCCTCGGCAAACAGACGGGCGGAGTATTCATCATTTGGCATCTGTGTCATCAGATTCCTCCTTTTCTGAGTTTATAGATACGAACAATCTCTCGTAGTCATCACAACTGATTTCAAAGCAGTTCTGACTTATTACTCCGTCAGAATCCCCGAAAACGTAAAACGGGGTATACGGACTGTATGTCTTCAGGACACCCACATCCTTTTTGTTGTCCTGCCTGTGTCTGATATAGAACCAGTAATGAGGTCTTTTGTAACCGACACACCATAGCAGCATAAGGACAAACAACAAGAAGAAAAAACAGAAAAACCATTTCGGCAGGAAAACGTCAATCAGAAAGAATGTAACCCATGCCGTTACCATTACGGCGAAAGCCTCAAAAGATGTCTTGTAATCAAAATTTTTCATTTTCATAATATGTTTAATATTTCTTATTCCCATGCTTAAATGGGCGGAGTCTGTTATAGCGCATCTTCTGCTCGACGTAGAAGTCGATGTCGATATCGTTTTGGTGGCAGAATAAGATAATGAGGGCTACAGTGAGATTGATTTTTTCGCAAAGGGCTTCCTTATATAAACAAAGTCCCTCACAAAGATGGTACATGACGACGGGGAATGGCTCATTAATGAATTTTGCGTCTGAAGCAAGAAACTCGTCAACGTAATGCAGGGATATTCCGCGCAGTGCAGCCAAGTCCAAACAGCGTATGATGATGTCGCTAAGTTCATCCTCAACCGAGTTTTTGACGTGTGTCTCAAATTCATACTTAAATACAACGTCGTCATCGGCGTATGTTCCAAGTAATGCTTTGAAAAGGTCAATGTCCGTGTGCCTGTCCTTGCGGTCTGCCTGTACAGCTTCAGATATCTCAGTAATGATAAGCATCAAATAAGTTTCGTCAGGCAGTTCTTCATCGTGCCATCCGTGCGTCTTTGCGGTCTCAAAAACTGCTTTTGATAATTTAGTCAAATCCATACTACTTATATTTTATTTTTAGGCATTTAATGCTTAGTGTTAATATCTGTATATCACTGCGACGCGCACTCGCTTTCAAGCTCGTTCCAATCCTCGTCGGTAATGTATTTGCGGCATTCAGGATTAAGCTTCAACGCCTCATAGCCGACACGGTTGAGGAAACGCTCGCTCGTCAGCTTCTTCTCTATGATACGGAAGGCGAGCATGGCGTTGGCGTCCTTGTTCAGGTCTATGGTTATCCCGTCCTCGGTCTTGCATATCATGTCCGCAGCCTGCTCAAAATGGTAGAGGGTGCGTGACAGCCGCGCAGGATTCATGTATTTGTCAAAATGAATGCCGGGCGCGGCTTCGTCAGCCGTCTTTATCTGCACATCGTAAAGATGTACCGCGTATGCCAGAAGATTGCGGGCGGTCTCGACATAGGACTTAAGCTCCGTTTCGGTCTGCCTGTACTTGTCGAGCAGCGACTTTATGGAGAAGCGCAGGATGTCGACATGCGGCTGTATGTCCTCCTCCACTGTGTCAAGATAGTCATAGAAGAGCTGCGTGCGGTCTCCGAAGTTCTGGATGTGAAGCTTCTCGTAGGCGTAGTACGCCCTCTCCGCTTCCCTGATGTGACGCTTCAGAGTGAAACGGTAGTACGGTGTCTTCCGTACTCTCTCTATGGCGTCGAACATTGTCTTGCCCGCCACTGTGTTGGCGGCTCCCATAACAAGGTTGACGAGTGAGTTGAGACGCTCGAACACCTCCATCGCGCGCTGGCTGCTCACTGCCGTAGCCTGTCGTACGTATGCTGTCATTGCTGACCTCCTTTCTTCAAATCATTCAAAGCCTTGTCATTGCAGCTTTTACAAAACAATTTATTGAGAGTTCCTTTTAGCATGACTAAATAGACATCATCGTCATCCTTGAACTTGCGGTTGCAATTAAAACAAAGCCTTTGAACATAAAGCCCTATACTTTCTCTCGACTTGCGGAACTGCCAGAATTTCAAGAATGGCTTATCAACAGCGTTTAGTACCTCGTATTCACGTTTGGTGATTTTCACTACTTTCATTTTATACCTCCTTTCAGTAGCTCTGGGTTGTCGTGGATGTTGCCGATTATCGTTGCTTTATCGGTAGGAAGGAAGCCTAATCTTTCAATACCTCCGATAAAAGAGCATTCAGAATCACTATATTCCACATCCACAATATCTCCGTCTGGAAATTGAATAATATCCCCTTCGTAAATCTCCTTCCCCTTTTTATCATACAAGCCTGTGAACTGGCTTACGGTGGAGGGGGCGATTTCTCGTTTCCACACGGCATTAGAGCTGTCGCTCTTTTCGAGAATGTTGCAGTCTCCGTCCGCCCATATTAAAAGCGAACCATAGCACCACTCATCGTTTGCAAGGCGTTTGCCTCTGAACTTGATTGCTCGTTTCATGACCGCACCTCCTTTCCGTCGGACAGAAGGTCGTCAAGATAGGCGAACTTGTCAACCTCTCCCCATAATCGTTCAAACGACAGGTCGCGCAGGTCTTTGTAGACAGCGGCATTCCCGTTCTTGAATAAGACGAGTGTCTTGCGCTTAGGTTGGCAAGATACAGTGCCGTTGTGCCACACGGCGTTGATGCGCCAGTTGGCACCATCTATAAACCCATGTTCATAATACGGCACGTATTTTGGATTGAAGATGCTGTTGTCAATAACACAACTTTCTGTTGCCGCCTTTTCAATCTGTTCTCTTGTCATATCTTATTTGTATTAATATTCTTTCCCTCCATTTTATCTTGTGATTTTAGAGGAAATTTTCCTTGTATTTCCTTTGTTTTCCTTTGCCAAACACTCATTGCCACATCTTCTGCCCACGTCGTACTTATCGCACCATCCGTCTCCGTAGAAGCCTTCGTTAATGAAGTGGATACATGAGCCGCAGTGTCTTGCTTTCATTTTTCGTCGTCTTTAAATTCAAATTTCTGTTGCAGGAACTCGTCAGCGTAGAACTGCTTGTAGCTCTTGTCGCTTATCCACCACCTAAAGCCTGTTTCAGCGTCGTTGAAATTGTGGTCGATATATCCGTTGTCTATCAGCCATTGGATTGTCTTTATCCAATTGCGTTTGACGTGCGGCCAGCGTTTAGCATCTTCCTTCTTTATCCGTGCGTTCGACATAGGGCAACAGATGCAGCCAATGCGTGTATAACCCTCGTCGTAGAGTTCGCAGTGTGGTATGCCGTTCATGTTAAGGAACTCCCACACGTCGCGCTCCGTCCAATAGATTATGGGCGATACAAGGATTTTGTCCTTACCGCCGACACACGCAACCATGCTCTCCTCATGTTCGCTCCATTGGTCAAAGGTTTCCTCATTGCGCTTGCCCTTTATCTCTGTGGATATTTCCTCACGTTTTGCACGCCGTGCGCTTTCTTCTTTTCTCACACCGATAAGTGTCACCTTGCCAACGCCTGACGTTTCCTTGAACTCGGCACAACACCAACGCAAAGTCCTTGTCGGCAAGATGTGCTTTTTCTTCGCCATTTCGTAAATGCTCATCCGTGGTTTGATTAGCTCCACATCGGGGTATTGCGTCTTGACGAAGCGGATGACTTCGGGCGGGTCTATGCTCGTAAGGTTCATGTGAGCCTTGAAGCGGACACCGGCCAGCTTTGCGACATGGTAGAGGCATTGGCTGTCCTTGCCGCCACTGAACGCAAGGTAAAAGCCGTTTTCGGGGTCGAGGCGCAACGCCATTTTCTCCGACTTCCGCAAAAGTTCGACGGAGTGTTCCAGCTTCCTTGCAAGCGGACGGCTTACCTTTGACATTACGGTGTCGTGGTCAAGCAGTATTATTTCACACGCTTTCATTTTGCCTTGTCTTTAAGTTTGAATATAAATTCCATCAGTTGTTTGTTCTGCTGGCGGTACCTGTCAACCTCGGCTTGCAGGAAGTCAATCTCGTTGTGGTACGCCTCACGCTCAAAGTCAGTCATCGTTCACTAATCGTCTACAATGGCTTTTGCTAAACCGAAGAGAAGGATATATATTCCTAACATGAGCAGTACCCATGGGAAACTTGTCAACATCCATATAGAGGCTGCCACGCAAAGTGCACCGGCATGGATGATTAGTTCAGTTCTGTTCATTGCTTCATATTTTTAAGTTTGTAACTATTCTCATTAAGCCACTTTTGGAAATACCATAACTGACCGCATCCGCCACCTATATCGTCTTGCCCTGCCGGGTTAAATACTCTCGTATTAAAACCTACGTCATTCATCTTTGAATTAAAGTCACGGATTAAGTCAAGTTGTCGCTGTATTGATGAATGTACACTTTCATCCTTTTCGCAAATAACAGACAAAGTGACCTCCCATATATCAGGGTTAAATAATTCAGAGAGCCTCATAGCATCTTCCATATCATTATTCCCGACATGTACGCAATAATTAAAGAAAGGCTTTCTTCCGACATAAGAAGCCCAAAACTCACCCGTAGAAGCTATTTGCCGAAGTGTTGACGTATTCGTTGCTATAAGTTTCTTCCTTTTTTCATCTGTACTTTCATGTACTGAAAATTGAAGACCTACTTTATCTATTTCTTTCGATAGTGCAATAAAATCAGACATGTATAAATACATCATGTGAGGGGCAGAAGTGCTTACAAGAAGTTGTGCGTTTGGATATTTCACATGTAGACTTTCTATTGCAGGCTGCAATGCCGAGTAGTTGTAAAAAGGCTCTCCCATGCTCATAAACATAATTTGGAACTTTTTAATGTCATCAGTGCGGCAATCAATAGTAGATAATGCCCCATCAATCTGTTGTATTATTTCGTCAGTAGAAAGATTTCTGACAAAAAATTTGCCTGTTCCGCAGAAAGAACATCCAACTGGACAACCGCTTTGAACCGAACAACATATAACTGTCCTTTTTTTGTATTCTCCATATCTATAAAGAACAGTTTCAGCAATAGCATTTGGCTTGTCCCACTCAAACACGAATTTCTTTACATTCGTATCACTTGATTCAAATACTTTTGTTTTCATTTGCCGTATGTTTTTGTTTTCTTGGGTTTGTAACTATCGGTTTCTTCGTCCCACTCCACGCAGTCGGGGCAGTAGAGTTTGCCGTCGATTTCTTCCCAATCGCACATCTTCGCCATATACCTTGCCATACCTTCACTAAATTCATAGCCATGCTTACTTCCGCACCCGTCGCACACGGCTTGGTACATCGTCACTTTCTGTTTCATAATCAGTAATATCTTATTACATCTTGATTCATTAAAGCTTTCATAAAAGACTCCTTTTCTTCATCTGTGGCTTTCCTTACATTCGCACCCCAACAGAAGTTTCCCCATCCCGTACTTTTCTTGATTATACCGTCATTCCATCCAATCAAAATGCCGTATCCGTCACCATCTACATATCCGTTATGGATGAATACCCTTTGATTTTCGGGGTGGTATTTCGCAGATTCTTCATTTGTTGGAATTCCATATAGGAACTCACCCACGTTATATTCACTTCTTTTCATATCTTTACATATTGGCTACACGCCTGTTGGTTGCACTTAACTTTCTGTAAACAATTGAACGTGCGGTTACTCTTGCGCACACGGCAGTAGGATATTACTTTGCTTCCACATTCCCACCGCTGGCGGTGAATACAAGTGCGGCACGTTTCTAAGGTTGATTCTTGCGGCTGAATGGTGTCAGCATTGCTAAATAAATCACTCATAGCAGATCCTTTGCTTCTTCAATCAGGTCACCAAATGTGTCTAAGAACTGGTCGCGGACTTCGGGGGTGGGGAAAGCCAATATCCGGCTCACCGTCCAATAAGAGTTCTTTTCTTTCTTATTTGCTTTGTAACTAATGCAATATTTCATTTTATCATCCGTCCAATACGGCTTCCACCCCAATTGCTTCCACCAGGCGTTGCGGCAGACGAGAAGCTGGCAGAGGGCGAGCATGGGCTTGCCGAGACCTTGCGGCAACATGTTTCTGTCGCTATCACCAAACAGACGTCCGTCATCGGACAATTCGCTTATACTGCATTTATAAACTTCGCTATCTTCTTCTATCAATTCCACGTCATTGATGCTACACAGGCATTTCAGCCACGTCTTGGGCAACCCTTTCTTCTTCTCTTTCAGCACGATGTTGCCTCGTTCGTCCAGGTGGTCGAACTCCCAGCCGTCGGGGACTGTAATTGTCTTTTCGTTTGTTTCCATATCTTCTTTGTTTTGTTGTTTAACTTCGATGTCTACGGTGTTGTTGACTGCGTTGTAGTATGCGAACGGTTCTTTGGACAGGACAACAGGGAATTTCACTCCTGCATACCGCTGCACAATGTGGTCGTAAAGAGGGTAAGGGTCGCCGACGGGTTCGAGCTTCTTGCATTTCGCTTTCACCCAACAATCTCTATTTCCATAGAAACTTGCACAATTTAAATCTTTAAATGATGCACAATCTTTGCAATAATCATACATATCATCTTTCACGCACTGGTACCACTCTCCGTTGTGCTCAAATATCTCTCCTATCTTCCGTTCCATAGCTATTCTTGTTCTTGTTCGTTGTTTTCTTGCTTGTCATCTTCCTCTTCCTCATTGTCGGACATGAAGTAGGCCACGTCGTCAAAGGGGATGTTCTTGCGCTCCTTTTCGATTTTCACCGCCAAAACATTTTTGAGGATGAAGTCTTTGAGGTCGGTGTAGTCGGAGGGGATGTAGCCGTTTTCCAAAATACGGATGTAAGCGTCGTCAATGTACTTGTCGATGTCGATGCGCGGGTGTTCCTCGGCAAGCTCTTTCTTGGCTCGGATAAGGCCGAGCAGGAGGGCATTCTTCTTTGCGCGGTAAGCCTTGTTCTTGGATATGTAGCGTATGTCTGCTATCTCGCGGTGCGACTCGATGGCGCACTCTATCCTCGCCTCGGATATGGCGCATTTGACACCGCTCTTCTTTTGGAGGTAATAGTGCCAAATTCCCCTGTCCTTATGCAGGCTTCGGGTGAGCAGCCTCGCACAGGCTATCCGTCCGTTGTGGAAGCGGACGAACAGGTGGTGAGGAAAGTCGCTGTCCGTGAAGACTTGTGCCTTTAATTGTTTCATAGCTATTCTGCCTTTGAGTTTTTGAAAATGTCACGTATCTGCCCGGCTACCTTTTCGGCTGCCTCACGGGTGCGGAAGTAGTTGCCTACGTCATGCAACACCATGTCAGACCGTTCTCCATAGTCCTTATATTGGAGGGTTGTAAAGTCATTGTTCACAATGTAATACAGACCACCTTTCTCCGCCCTCCACCTCGGCAAGTCCTCGATGCACTTCTTCTCGGCGTTCCACCGCTTGCCCTGTTTGGCGAGAGCGTCGAAGAGGCGTCGCTTCTCTGCTTCGGTGGCGGGGTGGTAATAGTCGGTATACCCCCAACCTTCCTCACTGAAAACCGTTTGAAGACGTTGCCCGTGAAGTGCTGCGTAAGTCATAATGCCTCCAATCTTATTAGTCCCGGCATAGATGGCGATTGTATCCATACCGTTAAATTTCACCGTCTTTCGGCATGTAGCTCTTTACCAATCCAACGGTGACATTGAGTGTACCGTTGTCAACTTTAGCGTCAATTGTTCCCACTCTCGCGCCTTTCGGCAGCGTAATCCTGTATGTCTTTTTCATTTTCACTATTCTTTTAATTTACATTAACTAACTATCCCTACCCCACTTCCACGCGGATATAAGGGCTCGGTAGACCATCTGCTTCTCATCCCTGTCGCAGAAGTCGAACGATGCCGCCAGCTTAACGAGCCACAAGGAAGACGATGGGTGTGCTGTCTGTGTCATGTCAATCAGTCCTCCCTCACTTCTATAGGCTCACCGTCAACTAACTTATACCAAGTGTCGGACTTTATTGTCTCTCCGTCTACCTTGAATGCCTTGACATCCTTTATAGGATACGTTTCTCCGTTCCAACTGTCACGTTCCGTAAGGACTATCCAGCAGCCGAGAGCACCTTTCGCCTTGCTGCCCTTGCCTGTCACTATGGCAACAGAATCCTTACCATCAACACTTGCGGCGGAGCAGTCGCCCGTGTTGGTGGCGGCTGACCAGTCGCCCGTGTT